TATCGATTACCATTCCAGGTATGAACGGGCACCCGGTGCAGACATCGAGGATATCTTCATGGAGGAGAGGGCGTCCGGTCGACTTCGGTCGGCGGATGCCCAATACATCGAAGAGATGTTGGACACCCTCAGCGAAGAGTACGGTCGTGATGACCAGTTCAACGCGCCATACCTGTATGACAAGACCTTGCAATACTTCAAGGCACAGGAACTGCTCCGTCACAATCAAGATGTGCAGGCACTAATCGACGCCGGTAAGGTCGATGAAGCGGAAACCCGCCTACAATCGTACTCCCCGCGAATAAAGGACGATACCGATACAGGTGTCGACCTCGCGTCTGAAGAAGCGCTGGAGAGGGTGGAACGCGCGTTCTCGGTGACAGGTCAGAGGGTCCTCGAGTATCCCGGGGCTTTGGGGGAGATGTGGAATGGTCATCTTATCCGAGGTGGCTTCTTCTCCCTACTCGCATCAGAGAAGAGGGGCAAGTCCATGATGTTGATGGAAATGGCTTTGCGTGGTATCCGGCAGAGGGCGAATGTGGCGTATTTTGAGGCGGGTGACATGACAGAGGCACAGGTCCTCCGCAGAATATGTGTCTACATATCCAGACGGTCGGACAGAGAGCAGTATTGTCGGGAAAGGTTCCGACCGGTCGGAGACTGTGTCTACAATCAACTGGACACCTGTACCCGACCACAACGTAACTGTGACCATGGCCTATTCGATGTCACCTTGGAGGAGTTCGACCGTCAACTGGCTACATTCGTGAATATCGACTCACTCATGGAGAGGTACGAGGACTGTCCGGGGTATGAACCCTGCAAAGCCTATGGTTGTTCAAACCGCCGTGGTACCCCTTGGCTGAAAAGGGTATCAGAGCAGAGACCACTCGATGTACACGGGGCCCAGGAGGCGTTACGGAGCTTCTTCGGTAAGTATCGCCGCGGTTTCCGTTTTGTATCCTACCCAGCCGGTACCCTGACCGTATCGGAAATGAGAAGATGTCTTGACGACTGGGAAAGGCATGATGGATTTGTACCGGACATCATTGTGGTAGATTACGCGGACCTACTATCGGCAGACGATGGCCAGGTGAAAGATTTCAGACATCGTCAGGACCACGTGTGGAAATCCCTACGGGCATTGTCGCAGGAAAGGCATGTGCTACTACTCACAGCGACACAGGCCGACGCGGCATCTTACAAGAAAGGGCGTCTATCTATCAGCAATTTCAGTGAGGATAAACGTAAGTTGGCCCATGTCACCGCGCAGTACGGAATGAACCAGGACCCACAAGGCAGGGAGAAGCGACTCGGTATGTTACGGATAAATGAGATTGTCGTCCGTGAAGGTTTCTTCTCGTCAGACAATGAAGTGTGCGTACTCCAAGACCTGGCCACATCACGTGCGTATCTTGAGAGTTATGCTGCCCGTAGAACATCGGAATAATCGTACATCCCGACATCAAACCCTTTTAAATACCCCTCGAGTTTGTATACCACCGTATGTAAAATAGATGAGGGTTTAAATAGATGTGGACCCTAATAAACCTCGAGGAGTGTCATGTCTTCCCGTGTGTTTAGCAGAACCCCAACTTCAAATCTTACAAGAACAGGTAAGAAGAAGGGGGGTAAAGGAAAAGGTGTGTCAGGGACGTCGGTAGAACGTCCACTTGGCAGACCGTCCAAACTAACACCGGAAAGGCAGGAGAGACTGTTTGAAGCAATACGGGCCGGCAATTATTATGAGGCGGCATGTGGATATGCGAATATATCGAGTCACACCTTCTCTGATTGGATGCGAAAAGGCAGACATGATGAAGAGAGCGGTGACCCAGAAAGTAAGTATGCCGACTTTAGACGAGGTGTCTTGATGGCCGAACAAGAGGCCGAGGCGAACCTTGTCGCACAATGGCGGGCACATACACCTGACGATTGGAAGGCCGCCGCAACATTCCTTGAACGCCGTCACCCAGAGCGCTGGTCACGTAGAGACCGCACGACATTAGAACACACTGGAAAAGGAGGTCGACCACTTGCCATCGAGCATAAGTTCACCATCGTTCAGCAGGTCATCGGTTCCGCAGAAAACCGGCAGACTATCGCGGACCGTTGGAGAGAGGGGCTTGAAGAAAGACCACTCCGACGGGTCGGAACTGAACTTACAGATGATGAATGAGGCGGAACTCGCCGAACTATTCGCCCTTACCGCGGCGGTAGACTACTCCTTCTATGTGGAGTTCGTGCATAGGGGAGCATATAACCACGGTGACCATACACGTTACCTCTGTTCTGTGCTTGAACAGGTAGAGCGCGGTGACCTCGACCGTGTGATGTTTCTTCTCCCACCCAGACACTCCAAATCCATGACTGTTTCTGAAACATTCCCGTCCTGGTTCCTGGGACGTAATCCAGACCGGCGGGTCATAGCCACCGCGTATGGTGACTCACTGGCCAAGCGGTTTGGTAGGTACAACCGCCGTAAGATTGATGAATTCGGCGCAGATGTATTCGGTGTCCGATTGGAACCCGGTTCGTCCGGTGTGACAAACTGGGCGTTAGATAAACATGCCGGACAGATGGTGTCGGCAGGTATCGGTGGACCCATTTCAGGAGAAGGTGCGGATTTACTACTCATTGATGACCCGATTAAGAACAGGCAGGAGGCAGACTCTGTCACATATCGGAACATGGTGTGGGACGAGTGGCAGAATACGCTACTCACCCGTCTGTCACCACGCGCCGCGGTCATTATCATTCTCACACGGTGGCATGAGGACGACCTGGCCGGCAGATTGTTGGCCGAGGAACCGGACCGATGGCACGTTGTGAAACTCCCTGCCACAGCAGAAGAGGACGACCCGCTCGGTCGACCGTATGGACAACCACTATGGCCTAGTTTCGGGTTTGACTCCGCATGGGCAGAACAGCGCCGGCGTGATGTCGGTTCGTATACCTGGGCGTCACTGTACCAGCAGCGCCCGTCACCCTCAGAGGGTGGTGTATTCCGACGTACGTGGTGGCAATACTGGGATGCCCTACCCAACAAGATGGACGAGCTGTTACAGTCCTGGGATATGTCCTTCGGCGATACCAAGAGTGCGAGTTATGTTGTGGGGCAGGTATGGGGCAGGAAAGGTTCAGATAAGTATCTGATTGACCAGGTCCGGGACCGTATGGACTTTGTAGGTGCACAGAACGCCGTGAAGACACTATCCGCCAAATGGCCTGATGTACGTCTGAAACTGGTAGAGGATAAGGCGAATGGCCCGGCTGTGGTCGCGTCCCTACGCAAACTGATATCGGGCCTGGTACCTGTCACCCCGAAAGGGTCAAAGGAGTCCAGGGCTAATGCGGTCACTGCTGACATAGAAGCGGGGAATGTATACCTACCGAACCCGAAGATGGCCAGGTGGGTGCATGACCTCATCGAGGAGGCCGCGGCGTTCCCATACGGTACACATGATGACCAGGTAGATGCAATGTCACAAGCACTGGATAGAATGAATGGATATAGCCACGCGAGGACGGTGGCAGGGGTGTGGGGTAGATGAGCGAAGAGAAGTACACGAAACTATCACCAGAGGATAAGCAAGAGCTGGTTGTGCTTACATCGAGTCTGGTCCAACGGTCCCATCTCGCTGCCGGGCTCGGTCAGCAGTTCAAAGGAGACCGGGACATCTACAATGCCCTGGGATACAACAAGACATTGGTGTATGATGATTACTACGGTGTTTATGACCGTCAAGACATCGCCGGTAGGATAGTAGACATGCCTGCATCGTCCACCTGGCGCAACACCCCTAACGTGTGGGAGACTGATGACACGGAAGAGGAGACCCCGTTCGAGCAAGCCTGGACAGACCTTGCAGACAGGATAAAGGTGTGGCACCATTTAGAGAGAGCAGACAGATTGGCAGGGATTGGTCGATACGCCATCCTTGTGATAGGCACACGCGGCGACACAAGTCTGATTGACCCTATACTACCTAACTCCTTATCATCGCCAGACGATATCCTTTATCTATCTCCATTCTCGGAGAAGTCTGCTGAGGTCGCTTCCTTTGATGTGGACCCTAGTAGCGAGCGGTTCGGAAAACCTGACTTTTACACTATCGATTTCGCGGGGGACCTGGCAACGACTCAAGTGGTCACCAAGTTCCGCGTGCATCACTCCCGTGTATTGCATATCGCAGAGGGATTGCTGGAAGATGAGGTTTATGGCCGCCCTCGATTGCGCCGTGTGATGAATCTGTTCCACGACTTGGCTAAAGTCGTCGGCGGTAGCGCAGAGATGTTTTGGCAGGGCGCCTTCAGAGGATTACACGCAGACATCGATAAAGATGCCGAATTCGACCCTACGGGACCTGAGGCCACACAACTCTCTGATGAAATCGATGAGTATATCCATGGCTTAAGGCGGTACATCAGGACTCGGGGAATGAATATCCAGGCCCTAGGCGGAGAGACACCTAACCCGGAAGGGATATTTGAGGTGTTGCTGTCTTTGGTTGCGGGTGCATCTGGTATCCCTAAGCGCATATTGCTGGGAGCAGAGCGCGGGGAGTTAGCATCCAGCCAAGACGAAATCAATTTCAACTCATTTATAGCAGAGAGGCAGGTCCACTTCGCAGAACCCTTAGTGCTGAGGCCTCTAATCGATAAACTCGTAGAATGGGGAGCAATCCCGGAACCGAAAGAACCGTACACTATAGAATGGCCTAATCTCTTTGCTATGAGTGAGGTGGAAATCGCAGAGATAGCCCACAAGAAGGCTACGACCATTCAGAGTTACGTGACCAACCCGATGGCTGAGGAGGTTATGCCAATCCCTGAATTCAGGAGAGAAGTGTTGGGTCTTGAAGGTTTGTCATCTGATGAAGATGTGGCACACCTGGAGCACCGCATGGAGCTTGAAGACGAGGAAGAGGCAACCGAGTTAGATGAAGAGTTTGTCCGCAAGCTCAAAGAGAGATTAGAGCGCGACGCAGCTGCTGAACAAGCGCCTGTGGACGAAGAAGAGGAAGACGAAGACGAAGAAGAGGAGGACTGAGCAATGACTAACTATGGGTGGCGGAAGATGCATTCCCAAGCCACCGAATTGGAGAAAGATTATCACACCCGCGTGGCTACGAATTGTGTCCCTGGAGCCCGTAAATGGCAGTCTCTCGGTAGCACGTCCATCGCAGCGGCGTCTACGCCGTGCTTCGCGGTTACCTGGAGGACAACGGATGCTGATTAGTAGAAGAATGGATAGAGTGAGGTGATAAGAAATGGCGACATATAAGAAATTGAACCTGACTAACCAGGAGGGCATAATATCCGCGATTGAGGATATTGAAGCCACCCTCGAGATAGTTAAGGATGAAGTAGTGAACAGAGCAGAGAAAGTAATCGTGGAGACCCTCTCCGATAGTGATGCCACCGATGACGTGATAACCTTTAGCGATGTAGTCAACACCGTGGAGATAAGTCACTCCGAGGAGACATCACAAGAGTTCATAGTCAACGGGGTCACTATCGCGGTCCCTGATGGTGGGTATCGTGTCACGGTCGGCGGGACTCCCGCTGCTGAGGTCACACTGCCTACTGGGGTAACGTGTATCGTGATGAGATTCGAGTGAGGTGTAGAAGATGACTGATGCCATGCTAGTAGCACAGATGGCCACGACGGCGTACAATCGATACGAGAAGTCCGACGGCCGTGACTATCTGGTAGCACCGGTAGTGGCCCTAGTAGAAGGTGTAGTGAACGGCGAATTCGTGTCCGCTGAGGAATTGAGCAGATATGTAGACTCCTGGAACGGGATACCTTTGCCGATTGGCCACCCGATGGACGGTGATATACCAATCAGCGCAAACAACCCGGAACTGGCGAATTACCATGTCGGCAAATTCTATAATGCTCACTGCGATGGAACACGTCTCCGAGGTGAAATGTGGTTAGATGTCGAGAAGGCAAAAGCCATGGGGGGTGAGGCACTCGAGGTGCTACAACGACTTACCGATGGCAAACCTTTAGAGGTCTCCACTGCTTACTTCAGGGACTTGGTCCCGGAACCCGGAAAATACGGGGAAAAGGATTACATGGGTGTTCAGAAGAACTTGCGGCCAGACCATCTGGCCCTCCTCCCTTCTGACATCGGTGCGTGCTCTTGGGTTGACGGGTGCGGAGGCCCTCGTGTAAACAACCCGTGCGAGGTCGAGAGCGAGGCGGACGAGGATAGTGAGGTAGATGCTCAGAAAGCGGCACGCATCGCCGCAAACAAGAAGCGAGGTGATAAGATGACCAAAGAACTGGTAGATGGATTGATATCCAACGACGCTACCCAGTGGGTTGAGGAAGATAGAGAGTTCCTTACGGCCCTGACTGAGGAGCAGTTGGTAAAGATGACTCCCATCCTCCCTGTCGTCAATGAAGACGAAGAGGTCGAGGAAGAGGAAGTCGTGGAAGAGCAGGAAGATGACACTCCGAAGACTTTTGATGACTGGGTTGAGGCAATCCCTGATGAGGAAGTCCGTGAGGAGATGAAGGCCAATCGCAAGAAATCGATTGAGCGCAGGGAGAAGCTGATAACTGAGCTTTCCGCCAACAAGCGCAACGCGTTTGACAAGGATGAGCTGCATGGCATGAAAACCCATCAGCTCGAGAAGCTCAGTAAGATGCTCGTGCCGGAAGACTATTCCGGTAAGGGTTTCCCTCGTGTGAACAAGATTGCCGAGGACCCGAATGCGGCCCCCAAGCCCCCTCCGGTCGTTCTGGCGAAGAGAGAGAGTAAGTAAAGTGAGGTGATAAGATGCCACAGAATATAGTACTAAAGGGTATTCCCATCCGTAAAGAGCGGGAGGCCGAGGCGGCTATCACACCAGGTATGCTGGTAGAGATGACAGCCACCGGAACCGTCCAGGCTCACGGAGATGCAGGCGAGGACGCGTCCCCGACCTTTGCCGTGGAACAGGATTTCCTCGGCGGAGCTATCGATGACGCGTACGCCGAAGGTGACCAAGTCCAATACGTGTATGCTCGTCCTGGTGATGAGATACTGGCTTGGCTATCTGGCAACGAAGATGTTGCCATCGGGGATTTGTTAGAGAGCGATGGAGCAGGTGCACTACAAGCATTCACTGCGCAGGATGTAGATGAGGACGGCAATGCCGCGTACACCATCTACACCCGTGCCGTGGTCGGACGGGCTATCGAGGCCTTGGACCTGACCGGTGTTGCTGCTGCTAGGATAAGAATCGAGGTGGTCTGAAATGACTGATAACGCAAACATTAGCCAGCCACAGACCTTCATGCATCAGATGTTGAACAATGGGCTCAGTGTAAACGAGCTCAGGACCAATGCCCTGTTGCGCAAAGAGGAGTGGGTGGAGTTCGACACTACGGTTGTCGACATAGCCCGTGCAAGACTGAACGCTATCGGTGACCTGCAACAGGCAGGACTCGTATTGCAGCTCGGTGGTCTTGGAACCCTGGTGTCCCAGTATGAGGCACAGAGTGACATGACCGCGGCTGGTATCGATATGGCCGGTGTGACTCCTGGTGAGGAAGGGAGTGTCGAATTCGACCTCCGCTCCGTGCCTATCCCGATAATCCACAAGGATTTCAGGATAAACATCAGGAGGCTGGAGGCGTCTCGCAGACTCGGTGACGGTGTCGATACCGTCCAGGCTGCTACCGCCACTCGCAGGGTCACTGATACTCTTGAAGAGATGCTATTCAACGGTGCTGGCGTGACCGTCGATGGAAATACCATCCCTGGATACACGACCCTCACCCAGAGGACCACAGGCAACCTAGGTGTCTGGGACCATGATGTCAATCAGGGAAATATCTATCCGGATATCCTGGACATGGTCGATGACGCTCACGACAACCGCTACTACGGCCCATACAATCTGTATGTGTCTGCCAACAGGTGGCAGTTCCTGCTCGGCGTCTACGATGACGGCAGCGGACAGATGCCCTTGAACCGCATCCAGAACATACCGGGTATCGCCCAGGTGAAGGTCTCGGATGTCTTGGCTGACGATAGCGCCGTGCTGGTCCAGATGACCTCGGATGTCGTTGACCTGGCTGTCGCTCAGGACATCACTACCGTTCAGTGGGACTCCCTCGGCGGTATGCAGGTGCACTTCAAGGTTATGGCTGCTATGGCACCCCGTCTCAAATATGACTTTGATGACAGGTGCGGTGTCGTCCATTACTCGCCGTGATGAGGTGATGAGAGATGACGGGTACACGCTATAAGGTAATCAGCGGCAAGTATTCCCGCACGGAAGGTGCGGGCCGGGTGCGGTATCGCCCCGGTGATACCTTTATTCCCACATCTGAAGAAATCCAGAAACTGGGTAAGACGATACGGCCCGTCATCGAGTCTCCCTCTATCGATAAGGTAGAGGAACCCAAACCCCAAACATCTGGTCCAGTTCCCCTCTCAGTAAAAGAGGAAGACCTGGGCCGGATGCTCAAACACACCGGTGGCGGGTGGTATAAACTATCCACCTCGGGTGAGAAAGTAAAAGGAAAACAAGCGGCATTAGACCGGCTAAAAGGAGATTTACGGAAGTTCGACGTATTGGAGGAATAAGAAGTGCCTAATCGATTGCCACGCCGTCTGGGCCAGCGCTATGCCCGTCAGATAGGAAATCTTATCGACGAGGATAGAAAGCGTGTCTGGAAGGCTTTCACAGAGGAGATTCGCCCTCGTATCCATCGATACCAGAAGATGATAACTGACAACGATGCGAAGAAGGGTGCGGTCTTGAAAGCCAATGCGCTGGACGAGATAGAGCGGGTACTGAGAAGGTTGCGGCTATCGTCGCAAAACGATACATTCGACTCCGCCAAAGTCAAAACGCTGTGTTCTGATTTCGTAAGTTCCGT